CCCCTTTCAAGGGCCCCACGAGGATCGCTCCTCGGGCGTTACACGCCTCCTGTGGCAAAATGCCACGACACCATGGAACGTCGTTAGACGTGCTTTAGGTGCAACGAAGTCCAGAAACTGGAGAACTTGTAAATGCGCGATGTGCGAGACTTTAAGGTCGGGTACACACGTACGTATACCGGCCCAACAGGCTCAAACACCTCGACAGGCACAGTGCAGTCAGTCCGCAGCCAGCGGTCTGATAGCGTGAGTACGGCCCCTCCCCCTTGGGGGATCACGGGTTACCGTGCATTCTTCATGCTCGCCACGTTCTCAGCTGGCAAGACGGAATGGCACTCCTCCAACACCGGCGCGAAGCACAGCTTCGCATGGGATAAAGGGGAGTTACCGTCAAGCGTCTGGAGGACAGGAGCAAACAGCTCCTTGAACCCGGACATTCCGAACTGGATGTTATCCCAAGTTCGGTCTCGGCTAGATAACCAGATCAGGGAAGATCTGGATATCTCAGTTTTTGCAGGTGAGGCCAGAGAAACTGCTCGTTTCCTGGTAAGCACCCTGGGGCAGATCCTGAAAGGGTTGAACACCCTCCGCAGACTGTTCCGATCCCTCAATACTCCGAGGGGTTCACGGCACCACTATTCGTCGTGGGGAGAACTTATCCGTCTAACCGTCAGAGCAGCGCGGCAACGCGCAAGACGGGGTGACAGACTAGCCTCTGCCTACCTATGGTACATGTACGCCGTAAGGCCACTTGTATCAGATGTAGTTAAGGTCTGCAAACATTGGGATGAAAGGCTGAACGCCCCGATTTCCAAGCAGATCTTCGCAGAGTGTGAGGATACCCTCTTCGGCCCGCCGCTTCAGAAGAATCGGTCGGCTTGGGGGACGTTTCGGCGCGGAGTCAAATCCGGTGCCGATGTGGTTGTGCTCGATCCGCAGTTGCTTCGCGCATCGCAGTACGGGCTAACCTCTCCTCTTAGTCTTGCCTGGGAGTTGACCACCCTTTCTTTCGTGGTCGACTGGTTCACGGGGATCGGATCCTTTATCCGAACTCTTGAATCGCCTTTAGGTGTGGCGATCGTGAACTACTATGAAACCCAGTGGGCAAACACATCTTTCTTCTACATCTACGATGTGTATAGTGATCTGTACAAGAATCAGTTCACTGTACTTGATGTTGAAGACAAGGAGCGGGTGCACGTGACGATGAAGTGTATGCTTCGTTCGAGCGGTAACCGTATCCTTCCTGCGCCACCTTACCTTTCTATCGGTTCGGTGGGTTCCTCGCAGGCGATATCGCTATTGGCGCTAATCAGCGCCCGTAGCTCCGGCAAGTGATTGCCAATTCGGGTGCCGTGAGGTATCCAACCCCCGGGGTAATCCCGCCTCGGTTCAACGCCCGTTATAGGGCCCAAACGTCTCTTAGGAGAACAAATGGCACAAGCTGCCTCAGTCGTGGTCAATGACCGCGCCACCACGCCGGTCGCGCATACTTTCGCGCCCCGCCGTGTCGAAAATGGCCTTGCTTCGTTCGTAGAAGCAGCGGCCGTCCCGATCGGTGAGAAGACTCTCACCGTTCGTTGGCGGAAGAGTGGTTCGCGCTACTATCAGCGAGTCACACTCTCCGTGCCGGCACTGGTCATGGAGACCGTGAACGGTGTGTCCGTGCCGACCGTACCTCGCGTTGCCTTCTTGGACCTGACGTGTCGTTTTGACGACACGTCGACCGAGCAGGAACGTAAGGATGCGATCGGCATGCTCTACAACGCTCTTGCCGCCAGCCAAACCGTTATCGACGGGACGCTGGTCAAGCTCGAGGGCGTGTGGTGAGGTTTTATCCCCTTGCCCTCGTTCTGGCGCTTTCTGCATGTGTATCGCAGGAAGCCCCGTTGTCCGTCGTTGGGGAAGTCCCCTTCGACGGGAAGCTGCTCATCAGTAAGTGAGCGGCTTGACGCAACCCGGGTAACACCCGTCTACACGCTTTATGCGTGCCAAGACGGACCTCGGGTCCCAACCAACTCCAACTCCATACAGGAGCTCCAACATGACAGTACCACGTACAGTGGACGTATCAGTGCCGGATCACATCTCGCGCAAGTTCGAGAACTCGTTTAGGCACATGTTGAACAGTTTCGCCACAGGAAAGAACGTCTACTTCAAAGACAAGTATCTCCTGGACGAGGTGTTCTCCAAATACCTAGACGAGAGTATCGTACCCGCGGATGTGAGGAGAGACGCTGCTGTGAACAAGTTCACACAGGTCAACGACCGAAACGCCGCCGTGAATCTTCATCTTGTAATGATGGAGTTGACGGAGCGCGATCTTGGTTGGACCGACGCAAGTCGGTTAATCAAGGTTGCACGTAGGCTGATTGCCCGCGTGCTAGGTCCATTGAAGTACCCTGGTGTGTTGATGAAGTCGACATTCACCAATGGTGCCTCTACTCGCGTACGCCGCGGCCCTGCCGCGGCGTGCGTGAAGTTTACCGGCGAAGTGCACATCACAGACCCGGCGATTAAGCACTGGTTGGCGATGGCAAGCGGATCCCGCTTGTCCCGTCTACCTTTGCGTATCGTCCAGTCGAGTGTGCTCTTTACCGTTCCGAAGAAGACCGAGATAGATCGCGTTGCATGCAAGGAACCCGAAGGGAATGCCTTGCTGCAAAGGTCCGTTGGCATCGCTATCCGCCAACGACTTCGCAAGGTCGGGATTAACCTCCTCGACCAAACGCGCAATCAAGACTTGGCTAAAAGGGCTGTGAACGAAGGTCTCGCGACCATCGATCTAAGCTCTGCTAGCGACACCGTCTCGACGAGAGTTGTAGAAATGCTTCTCCCGTTCGATTGGTGGAGTCTACTATCTGACCTTCGAGTTGAGTCGACTGTCCTCCCGGACAATCGGGTTCTTAGTTTGGATCTGTTCTCCTCTATGGGGAATGGGTTCACGTTCGAGCTCGAGTCACTCATCTTCTGGGCGCTCGCCACTGCAGTGAAACGCATTGGTGGGTACCGCGGGGAAATATCAGTTTTCGGCGATGATATCATCGTGCCACAGACTATGGCACGACGATTCATGCGTGTCCTATCCTTGTTCGGGTTCGTTCCCAACAAGAAGAAGACACACGTCTCAGGACCTTTCTTCGAGTCCTGCGGCCGCCACTACTGGTGCGGTCTTGACATCACGCCTTTTTACTTCAGAAAGGCTGTCACGACACTTCCAGAAATGATAAACATCCTTAACCGTCTCCTTGAATGGGACGGACGGGAATGGGGCTTCTTCGCGACCGACGAAGCCCGTCAGTTCTGGAACAGGTGGAAGACTTACATCCCAAAATACCTCTGGGGTGGAATCTCTCCCGACGACCCAAGCTGCCTTGTGACAGGGGATGCACCGCGTAAGCGGCTAGTCCCCGTTCTCAAGAAAGTTAAGGTCGCCGAGAAAGCCAGGTTGGATACCTGGCTACACCGTAGTGACACACGACTGGAACCTCCCCAGGAACCTGTCGTGGTTGATCCTGCTGACGTCATAGGCTACGAAGCCGTTGACGTAGTCGCAGCAGGGGAACGGACTACGTGGTCCCCGAACATGGTGTTCGAGGACTACGTAGGAGGAGAGCGGTTGTAGAACCGCCTGGGTCGAAAGACCCGGGAGAGG